GGACTGAAAAGCATCCACAAGGTTTTGTGTAAGATTCGTCATATCCGCATCCGCATTTCCAAGTCCTGCTGTGAACGATCCCAGTGCTGCCTGAAAAAGACCTAAGGATCCTGTCACTGTCTGTGTGGATTCACGGGCAAAGTTTCCTGCATACTGTTCTGTATTTTCAAAGAACATCTGCATTGCCACTTCAGCTTTCTCGGCATTGGAAGCTGAAGCCCAAGTGAAGTCCAAACCTTTAGCAAGAGCATAGGCTTCCACGTTCGTTGCGTTCATGGCTACACCAAGATTGTCCATCATGGTGAAGTTACCCTTCGCTGCTCCAGCAACTGAGTCCAGCGCCATCTGCATATCGATACCCATAACAGAAGCCATATCCGCTGCTCTCTGCATGGCTTTTTCAGTCAGTTCCAAGCTTTTCTGCTGCTCTAGTCCTGATCCCTGAAACAGTGCACCCATCTTGTTGGCTGTAGCCAGGTAGTCACTCTGGGATACACCCAGGTTTTTATAAGCCTCTTCTCCTGTTTTCTGAATGGAAGATGCATATTCTCCAAATACTGCTTCAGATCCACCAAGGTTCTGTTCAAGTTCACCAAACTGCTGAACAACTTCTTTTCCTATCTTGATTGCAGCAGCCCCAGCAGCAATGGCTACTGTACCCATGGATGCGCCGATTCCTTTAAGGATACCGCCCAGCTTATCGAATCTACCGCCCGCATCATCTGCTGACTTTCCGGATTCCTCCAATTTTTCACCCAGATCTTCTGCTTCTTCCGCAGATTCTTCCAGTTCCTTCTCCATTTTATTCAGGTCCGCATTGGCATTATTAAGCTGGACTTGCCATGCTTTAGTTCGCTTGTCGTTCTCCCCAAAGGATTCGGAGGCGTTATTAAGGGCAGATTCAAGAGTTTTAATTTTATCCTTCTGGGTGTCAATCTCTTTGTTCAGGACTTCATTTCTTGCAGTCATTGCTTTCACGGATTTATCCTGTTTATCAAACTGCGATGTCACGAGATTCATTTCTGATCCCAGCACTTTAAAGCTCTGATTGATTTCACGTAGAGCACTCTTAAACTCTTTTTCTCCTTCAACACCAATTTTCAGGCCAAAGTCTGACATGCTGATTCACCTCCTTCAATCCATGAAAAAAACATCAGTATTGATGCTTTTTGGATGATGACTATTTATATAAATGTTGGGATAATATCGTCAATCAGGTATTCTTTTCTTGGTTTTGAGATTCCAATAAATTGTTTGTGACATTCCCAAAGATCCAGAAGATAACCAAATGGAAGCAGCCACACCGCATCTTCTTTTCGATTAAGATGGACTGTACCATAGTAAATTAGCCGGGTAAAGAGTTCTTCATCACTTACCCGACCACCTCGTTTTTTGACGGTTCACTCTCCACATTCCTTTTGGTGCCTTTCATCATGCTTGCCATAATGGCATTTTTGTAGTTTGACAGATCAAATGGTGTTGTGAGAAGCTCCACTTCCTCTTCTGTAATCAGTTCTCTTTTATCATCTTTGTTCTTGATGTTATGAATCTGTATGGACTGATTCGCAAGGAGTGTAATGAGCCAGACAATTTCATCCAGTGCGAGTTCAAAATTCTCGCTTTTCATCAATTTTTCTCCCAGGTTTTCAAGTCCTCCATAGCGCTTGGCAATTTCCTTTGTCGCTTTGGTTGTGAGGATCATTTTAAAATCTGTTCCCCCAATGTCAATGGTTGTACTTCTTTCTTCTGAGGCTTCATCAACTTTAATTTGTATATCTGCCATGATCATTCCCCCCATTATGAAACTACAACAGTAGCAACTACGGTCGCTACGTCTTCTGCACCACTGCAGCTTAGAACACAGTAATAGTAATAAGCATCTGCTATTAGGTCAGTTGGAATATCGAAGCTTGCTGAAGTTACTCCGTTTATCGCTGTTCCACCGCTTGTACTGTCGATGATATTTTCGTACCACTGATAGGCTACAGGGCTACTTGTGTTGGAGGTTGCCACAACTGAAAGACTTCCAGAAATGGTGCCATAAATTACCTCAGTGAGAGTAGCCGGTTGTGTTGTTATGGTTATGGTCCGTGTTACCGGAGTAAAGTCCGGTTCATACACTGATGTAAACCAGATAGAGATCGTAGAAGGGGTTACGCCATTATCACCTTCGGTGACTTCAGCTTTCCAAGGATGTTTGTTTTCACTGTCTAGCTTATTTCGCCTGAATACAGTTCCTTCTATGGTGGGACTGCTGAATGTAATGGAATCTCCCTTAGTGGCAAGGCTTGTAGCCGGAACGCTGAAGATAACCCTGTAAAGCCAAAAGTAGCGATATTTCCCGCTTGCTTTCTTGGCCCTAAATCCTATTGCTACAGGGCTACCACCATCTTCACTTCTTGAAACCACCACGTTGTTGCTGTCAATTTTGCACCCAGTCAAATCCTGAGCTACCAAAGAACCTATATCATCAATACCCAAACTCAAAGACCCACTCTTGAATTCCTTCACCACTTCGCTGGCACCATCGTCTGCATAAAGTATGGCTTCAATAAGTTCAATACTTAATTCTGCAGTCATGGCTTTTGCTAGCACTTTGGGGTTCCCATATGTTTCGATACCATTTTGATCCTCTGTAATCTTGGCATAATATAAACTATCCAATCCGATTGTTGCCATTTCTTATTCCTCCGTTTCATATTCTTTCATTACATCTATCGCGTAATGATGAAATTTTGTATCGTTCTCGTAACCGACATACTGCCGATCCGTTATGGTCATTTCTCCAGCCTGCAAGACTTTCGTCAATTCCTTTACATGTTTGATGTAATTCTTTTTTGTGAAAAGGGACAGCCGAGCTTCTGAAATGCTCATACATGATGCGTTATCTGCAAACAGATCCAATCTGTCTGACATTGGTGTGATGACCAGGTATTCATCTGGCGGCACATCAGAAAATACACCTGTTTCTACAGGGATATCAATAAAACCTAAAACGAGGTTCAAATCCTGAAGTAAACTCATAACTTTCTAATCTCCTTATCCAGTTCTGATATCATGGTTTCAATGCATGCCTTACGAGTTGCAGACTTTGCTGGTTTTAAAAATGGTTTTGGAGGCTGTCCTGACTTACCATATTCAAGTACATTTGCTATCTTCGCGTTAACTCCTCCATCACTTCGTGGTTCATTGAAACCTACATTTACATTAAAATCGCCATTTCGATCAATCTTCATGGGAGAGATGCCTAGTGAAGAGACAAGTTCACCAGAAGAACGACTTTCTTCTTTCGTTTCTTTACCGATCACACCTTTGAGGTTAGATTGCACTTTATCAAGAGCAACCTTACCGCCAGCTTCCAATACTTTTGAAACAATCTCGTCTGTTTTATCACCGAGTTTAGAGAGCTTCTTCAGAAAATCATCAGGCATTTTCATTGTTGCTTTAGCCACTTGGAACTACCTCCTTAGCCAGTACTTCAATATACATACCGCGTCCTTTGACATCTTCAATCGATGTGATGTTAAAACGACTCTGTTTATGCACAATTATCATTGCAGTATTTATGCTTATACCCGGAATATGACGAAATCGAAATAGGTCCGTAGCTTCAGTAAACGAAGCTCTGTTAGCCCATTTTTCATTACCATGACGTCCCTCTCGGTAGGCTCTTACCGAAGCAACAATATTGTCATTCTGCGTTTTAAATCCTTCAGCATCCTTAGAGGTAACGCGCTGAATAATATCTATAAAGGAATTCATTTTTCCGAAACTCATGGTCACACCTTCCAATCCCGGTCAAGCCTTAGCAGGAGATTGATAGTATTCCATACCTGCTGTCCAGCCTGAACATTATCCGAAAAGAAACCACCTGTGCTGCCATCCCTTGATTCATAAAAATGGGACGACAGCATGATGATGGCTTGTTCTGTGGTAGAGGGCATGGGCGTTTCAGCATAGTTATTTTCAGGAAGATGCTGATAGCTTTCGGCGTACCGTGTAGCGGCGGTGATATACAATTCCAATAGTTCATCATCGGCCGAATGATCAAGAATAAGGTTCGCCTTCACTTTTTCCAGTAGGGTCATACCACCACCATCCTTTTATTTAATCTGGAATCATCAGACCTGAATTCTTAAGCTTGGTGAGAAGAGCATTGAGATCCACCACCAAGTCTTCAATTGTAGATGCAGTACTATCTGCTTGATTTCCAAGAACGGGGAGGCCAATTACGACCGCCCCTTCTTTTATTTCAAGAGTCCCGCCTATAACGGTTTTCTCTCCACCTTGCTCGGTATAGTTTTTTGCGTTATAACTCATATCACACCTCCATTAAGCTTTCTGCTGAAGCACCTTAACAGCTTCAGGCAGAATCAGTTTTCCATCGACA